AAAAATGGAATCTGGTAAAGCTGACATGGCGCAAGACAAAGCCCTTATCAAAAAGGCCTTCAAGCAACATGATATGCAAGAACACAAGGGCGGCAAAGGCACTTCTTTGAAGCTCAAAAAGGGCGGCGTGACTGGCGAGATGATGAAGTCTATGGGTCGTAACATGGCTCGTGTCGCAAACCAAAGGGGCAAATAATGGCTACTTTCAGTAAAAAAATGATGGGCAAAGAAGTTGGCGATGGTGCTTTCTACGCTCAACCACATGGCGAAGCTAATAAAAAAGCAAACGTAGTTGACCCTAACACTTTGTCTGCTAAAAGCGTAAACCCATACACCCCTGCTCAACGCGTCAGTGCTGGTGATCCAGCCGCTGATGATGTTAAAACTACCGGCATCAAAGTCCGTGGTACTGGCGCAGCTACTAAAGGCTTGATGGCACGAGGCCCGATGGCATGACCTATTCTGAGTTACTAACAGCGATTCAGACGTATACAGAAAATACGTTTCCTGCCACTACGTTGGCGGATAGCACAGTTGTGTCTTCAACGACCCAGTTGAATCGCTTTATTACTCAGGCTGAACAGCGTATCTATAACACTGTTCAGTTTCCGTCGTTACGCAAAAACGTGACAGGTAGCGTGACTACTAGCAATAAATATTTATCTTGCCCCGATGATTTCTTGTCTACGTATTCTTTGGCTGTAATTGATACAGCAACGGGTAACTACGAATACCTGTTAAACAAAGATGTGAACTTCATCCGTCAGGCGTACCCCAACCCAACCACAGATACAGGTATTCCTAAATACTACGCGCTGTTTGGCCCAACTGTTAATACCAGCACAATTACTAATGAGCTCTCATTCATTGTTGGTCCAACCCCTGATGCGTCTTACTCCGTAGAGTTGCACTATTACTATTACCCCGTGTCAATCACCGTTTCGTCTACTGGTCAGACTTGGCTGGGGGATAACTTTGACACAGTCCTTTTGTATGGTTCGCTGGTTGAAGCATATACCTACATGAAGGGCGAACAAGACATCATTACTTTGTACGATACCAAGTACAAAGAAGCACTTGCATTGGCTAAACGCCTCGGAGATGGGCTGGAGCGCAGTGATGCGTATCGTAGTGGTCAGGCTCGCGTGGCTCCGCTACCGCAAAATAGCGGGGTCCAATAATGGCGTTTACGGGTAATTGGGCAACCAATACATTCAAGACCGGTTTACTTGATGGGGTGTTTAACTTCAATACTGGGACGTCTCAAGTATTTAATATTGCGTTGTATACCAACGCCGCTACGTTAGATGCCACTACTACAGCTTACACAAGCACAGGCGAAACATCTGGTGGTAACTATGCGGCGGGTGGACAAACACTGGTTATTAGCCAAATCCCCACAATCGGTAACCAGACCGGTGCGGCAACAACCTATCTGTCTTTTACTAATGCTGCATGGACAGGCTCCATCACCGCGAGAGGTGCTTTGATTTACTTGGCTAATGGCACGACTAACCCAACAGTTTGCGTGTTAGATTTTGGCGCAGATAAGACCTCAACTAACACATTCACCGTACAATTCCCAGCAGTCACTAATACGTCTGCAATCATCCGACTCTCATAGGAGCACATATGCACAAAGAACAATCCGGTTTTGGCGATAACGCCGTAGCCACACTGCAAGCTAACGCATCCATCCCAGAGGGTATGGGCATTGAAGGCTTTTACAAAGTAGAGTGCCGTGACGCACAAGGCAACCTCAAGTGGGACGAAGCATTCCCTAACTTGGTCGTTGCTATTGGTAAGCAGTTGTTGCTGGACACCTTGCTCCGCACATCTGGCACTTACACCACAGTTGGCCCATTCTTGGGTTTGATTAACAACAGCACTACGTTTGCAGCCGCAGACACTATGACTTCTAAGACATGGACTGAGTTGACTACCTATACCGTGGGCGGTTCAGCAGTGCGTGGAACAGCAGTGTTTGCAGCATCTACCTCGTCTGGTACGACTCCATCAAACGTCACTACGTCAACGGCTACGGCTATCACCTACACAATGACAGGTTCTGCTACTGTGTATGGATGTTTCTTGGTAACAGGTTCTGGCGCAGTCAGCACAATCTCTAGCACTGCGGGTACTTTGTACTCAGAAGGCAACTTCAGCACTGCCAAGACTGTTACATCTGGCGACACCGTAACTGTTACTTACTCGACTACTGCGACTTCTTAAGGAGTCTTAAATGGCTCTAGCCCTCAATGATCGGGTACAACAGACTGGCACAGCCAACACAACGGTAAGTTTTACCTTATCGGGCTCTGTCACGGGCTTCCAATCCTTTGCCGTAGTGGGCAACGGGAACACCACCTATTACTCTGCCTTTGATGCTACGGGTAACTGGGAGGTGGGGATTGGCACGTACTCAACGACTGGCCCGACTCTCACGCGCACGACTATTCTGGCCTCTAGCAACTCTGGGTCAGCGGTTACGTTCTCTGGTACGGTCAACGTCTTTGTAACTTACCCTGCTGAGAAGTCCGTCAATCTAGACGGGTCTAACAACGTCAGCGCGTTGGGTACTGTGTCTTCTGGTACTTGGCAAGGTACAACTGTAGGCGTGGCGTATGGTGGCACGGGCGTAACCGCATCAAGTGGCGCTAACTCGGTGATGCTGAGAGATGCAAACCAGAACGTATCTATTAACCGTTTAAATCAAGGCAGCACAACAGTTACTGCGGCGGGCGGCACAACTACCTTGACAGCGGCTTCTACATTTAGCCAGATTTTGACCGGTACGGGCGGACAGACATTTAGATTGCCCGACGCTACGACACTGACAGCAACAACTGCTTTCCAGTTCAACAACAACGCTACTGGCACGCTAACGATTGTTGACAATGCTTCTGGCGCTGTGGGTACGATTGCCCCCGGTGGCGCGGCTGATATTGCCTTGCTTTCTAACGGCACAGTAGGCGGAACATGGGACGTCCATGCTTATATACCTGAGAATGTGCAGTGGGGCACTAACTCTCTTGCGCTTGGTTCTACTGTAATTTCTGGCGGTACATGGCAAGGCGGCACTATTGCTACTGGCTACGGCGGTACAGGGCTGACAAGTTATGCCGCAGGCGACTTGCTTTACTACGTGTCTGGTACGGCTCTATCTAAAGTGCCAATCGGTGCTAACGGATATATTTTGACTTCTAACGGTAGTGCGCCAACATGGGCTGTTAACACAGCAGCTACAGCAGACCAAGCGTACTACCTAGCTTTTATGATGGGATAAGAAATGGCAACCTACACCAACGTATCGTATGGAGTAAAGAACGTCAGCACGGGCGGCTCTACTGCAACGACAGTAGCGGCATCGACCACTTTGGCTATAGCCAGCCTTGTGGTATCTAACACCTCTACTTCACCTATCACTTGTGACGTTTACTTTACCCGTTCAGCGGTCAACTACTACCTAGTCAAAGGCGCAACAGTGGCGGTGGGCGGTTCAAACGAATGTATTCAAGGCAACAGGATTATTTTGCAAGCAGCAGATGTTCTGGTTGTGGTCTCAAGTGCGGCATCTTCAGCCGATGCTTGGGTATCAGGATTGACGGTGGTCTAAATGGCAGTAATCGGTAACTCCTCTACACAACAGGCTTTCACGCCAGCCGTTGATTACTTCAGCGGTACGGGTTCCGCCACGGCATTCACGCTGTCTCGCCCAGTTGCGTCTGTGGCGCAGGTGCAGGTGGTTATTGATAACGTAGCCCAGAACCCCAGTTCAGCCTACACAGTAAGCAGCAACACCATCACATTTACGTCTGCTCCACTGAGCGGGACAAATAACATTTATGTTTACTACACAAGTCCAATAACGGATGTAATTGCACCGGGGCAAAACACAGTAAACACAAACTCTCTGACTTCCAGCCTATCGCTGACTACGCCTACTCTTGTAACACCAAACATAACTACAGGCTTAACTCTTACTGGTTCTGCTGGAACGGCGGGTCAGTATTTACAGTCTAATGGTTCTGGCGCGGCTCCTACTTGGGTTACGGCTTCTACGCCATTAGTAAATTATTTAATTGTTGCTGGCGGAGGCGGAGGCGGCGGCGCTGGCGGTGGTGGAGCAGGTGGAGTTCTTGCTTCTACTACTTCTGTTACACCGGGGACTTCTTACACAATTACTGTTGGTGGAGGTGGTTCTGGGGCAACTCAAGGCGCTGCCACACAAGGAGCAACTGGTTCTAATACAACGGCTTTCGGGCTAACCGCATCTGGCGGTGGTGGTGGTGGTGCATATGCTAACGGTAGTAGCACATCTCAAAACGGATTATCTGGTGGTTCTGGTGGAGGCGGTGGTTGGTATTACGCAGGGGCATCTAGCGGAGGTTCTGGCACATCTGGTCAAGGCTATGCTGGCGGTTCAAACGCTTATTCATCTGCAAACCCATACTCATCTGGAGGTGGCGGAGGTGCTGGCGCTGTTGGCGCAAATGCTGTTTCTAATAGTGTTGCTGGTGCTGGTGGAGTTGGAATTGTTTCTGCAATTACTGGTACTTCCTATTATTGGGGCGGTGGTGGTGGAGGTGGCGGGCAAACTGGAACCGCTGGAAATGGTGGTTTAGGCGGTGGCGGTGGCGGTGCTTGCTGGAATACCGGAACCGCTGGCACAGGCGGTGGCTCGGCGCTAAATACGGGGGGCAATGGTCAACTAAACGCAGCCCAATCAGGTGCCTGCGTAGGTGGCGCTGGCGGAACAAACACAGGGGGTGGTGGTGGCGGAATGGGCATTTCCGTTACTCTAGGTGGTGCGGGAGGTTCTGGAATAGTTGTAGTTGCCTACTCAACCGCATACAAGTTAGCCACAGCCACAGGTACATACACGCAAACATCTTCTGGCGGTAATTACATATTTCAATTCACAGGGTCGGGAACGATAACTTTCTAAGAGGAAAAACACATGTCACATTTTGCAAAAGTAGTAGACGGCATCGTTACACAAGTTATCGTTGCTGAACCTGAGTTTTTTCAAACATTTGTGGACTCAAGTCCCGGTGAGTGGATTCAGACTTCGTACAACACACACGGTGGTGTTCATGCTAACGGCGGTACTCCACTGCGTAAGAACTACGCTGGTATCGGCTATTCATATGACCGCACAAAAGACGCATTCATCCCACCAAAGCCATTTGCAAGTTGGGTATTGAACGATGACACTTGTCTATGGGGCGCACCAACTCCAATGCCAACAGACGATAAGTTCTACGAGTGGGATGAAGCCACTACGTCTTGGAAAGAATTAACAGAGGCTTAATATGGCTATAAGCACCATAGACCTAACCAAAGCGGTAGTAAATGTATTGCCCGTTGCTAACGGGGGTACTGGTAATGGTTCTTTATATTCCACTGTAATTTTAGTTGTAGGTGGCGGTGGAGGAGCCAAATCTGGCGGAGGCGGTGCAGGTGGAGTTATACAAACAACTACCAACTTTACTTCTGGCACTTCTTACACAGTAACTATAGGCGCTGGCGGTGCTGGGCTATCTTCAAATGGCTCAACTGGATACGGAAACACAGGTGGAAATTCTGTTTTGGGTTCGTTCACTGCTATTGGCGGTGGCGGCGGCGGAAACTCTGCGGATGCTAATCCTCCGGGTGGTCCCGGTGGTTCTGGTGGCGGCGGTGGCGGAACCGGAAGCGCTTCATATGCAACTGTAGGCGGAGCAGGCACTGCTGGGCAAGGATTTAATGGTGGGTCAAACAACGCACTTTCTGGTGCGCCTTATCCATCTGCTGGTGGCGGCGGCGCTGGAAACCCCGGGGGAAATGCATTTTTAGGACAAAATTCTGCTGGTAATGGTGGAAATGGAATAGCCTCTTATATTTCTGGGACGATTGGTTATTATGGAGGTGGGGGTGGCGGTGGAACTCCTACTTCTGGTACTGGAGGGTCTGGTGGCACAGGTGGCGGAGGCGCTGGTTCTGGTTCTGGCAATGGTACTTCTGGTACGGCTAATACCGGAGGCGGTGGCGGCGGCGCACTTAATGGCGCTACTGGTGGGTCAGGCGGTTCTGGAATCGTAATTGTTTCCTATCCCGGTTCTCAACGCGGTACAGGTGGAACAGTAACTACTTCTGGTGGAAATACCATCCATACGTTTACATCAAGCGGGACATACACAGCATGAGTTACATAGGCAACGCCCCAATCTCAGCAGCCTTCCTGACTGATACGTTCAGCGGGACAGGCTCACAAACAGCGTTCACCATGACGGTGGCTCCTGCCAACACGTCTTCAATCATCGTTGCCGTAACGGGCGTACTCCAAGACCCATCAACCTATTCTGTATCAGGCACAACCCTGACCTTCTCTGCCGCGCCTCCAAGCGGTACAAGCAACATCAGCGTCAGATACCTTGGCATTCCAGCCAGCGGAGTAACGACTACAGCCTACAGAACAGTAACCGAGTTCACAGCAACATCGGGGCAGACATCATTCAGTGTGCCTTCTTATACCGTTGGCTACATTGATGTTTATCGTAACGGCGTGATGCTTGGTACTGCCGACTTCACAGCCACAACAGGTACAACAGTAGTACTAGCGTCAGGCGCAACAACAGGCGACTTAATCCGTACAGAGAGTTTCTATGTAAGTTCGGTGTTGAATGCTATTCCTGCTACTGCGGGTAGCGTGAGTTCTACTTATTTGGTAGATGCTTCTGTGACTCAGGCTAAGTTGTCAACCAATGTGGCGGGTAATGGGCCAGCGTTTAGTGCTTGTGCATCAGGTAGTCAAGCATTGACACAAAGTACTTGGAATAAAGTTAATTTTGGAACTGAAATATTTGATACTAATAACAACTTTGCGTCTAGTCGTTTTACCCCTACTGTTGCTGGCTATTATCAAATTTCTTCAAATATAAATTTTGGTTCTGGTGCCAGCGTAACTGACAGCAGAGTTTCTTTATATAAGAATGGTTCAGTATATGTATCTGGAACGGCTATTGGCGCAACAAATTCAAATGGTACTCCGTTTACTGGATTGGCTTATGCAAACGGGTCAACTGATTATTTTGAAATTTATGCTTACACGGGTACTGCTTCTACAACATTGTATGGTGATGCAGGTGGACCATACACTACGTTTCAAGGCGTTTTGGTAAGGAGTGCGTAATGAGTTTATATGAAAAAATAATAGCCATTTATCCAGAGTTACAAAATCATAACTTTGCTTTTGGAACTATCCTTTTGCAAAACGACTCTGACGGCAAAGGCGATTACATTTCTAAGTGGGAACACCCAACATTGCCACGCCCAACTGAGGAGCAACTAAATGACTAATGCTGTAGCACTAGCACAGAGCGGTTCAAGCAACGTAACCTTCCGCAACCGCATCATAAACGGGGCTATGGTCATAGACCAGAGAAACGCAGGGGCTAGTGTTACTCAAACAACTGGCAATTTGTTTCCAGTAGATAGATTTTTTATTACTGGTTCTGTCGCTTCTAAATTTACTGCACAACAATCTTCTACTGCTCCAGCAGGATTTAACAAGTCATTATTGATTACTTCATCTTCCGCTTACAGTGTTGGCTCAGGTGATTTTTTTGTCCTTGCTCAAAATATTGAAGGCTACAACGTTGCCGATTTAAACTGGGGAACGGCTAACGCAAAGACTGTTACTTTATCGTTTCAAGTTTATTCAAGCCTTACTGGTACTTTTGGTGGCGCTTTAGTAGGTGGTTCAACATACTCTTATCCGTTTACATACACAGTTTCCTCTGCAAATACTTGGACAACCATTAGCGTAACTGTTGCTGGGCCGACATCAGGTGGAACTTGGGACATAACAAATGGCTCAGGGTTGATTGTTAGGTTTGGATTAGGTGTTGGTACTACATATAGTGGAACTGCGGGCTCATGGACTGCAAATAACTATTTTTCTGCTACTGGCGCAGTCTCAGTCGTAGGCACATCAGGCGCAACCTTCTACATCACAGGTGTGCAACTAGAAGCAGGGACAACAGCATCCCCATTTGAGTACCGCCAGTACGGTACGGAGTTTATTCTTTGCCAAAGATACTATCAAACTTTTGGTAATACCTCTTATGCAGGAATTGCAGCAGGTTTAAACAATAATACAAATACAAAATCCGCGTTTGCTATGGCATACAACACAGCAATGCGAGCCGCGCCAACAGTTACTTTTTCAAATTTAATTGTTACTGATAGAACTGCCTATGACACAACCGTTAGTTCTATTAGTCTTACACAGGCAGGTGCAAATAGTTTGTTTATATTTTTTAATTTATCTTCTACTGCGGGGGGAAATAATACGCCTACCTTGCTTTGTGTAACAAACGGAACAACAGGTTCTTTGATGTGTTCATCGGAGTTATAAATGTATAAATCCACACCTATACCATTTGGTCAAACAGAACCTTCTTGCGTTATTCGCACAAGCGATGGAGCGGCTATCCCCTTTGACCCAGACAACACCGACTACCAAGAATACCTTCGCTGGCTTAAGGCTGGCAACACACCAGAACCCGCATAAGGAACAAACATGGCTTTAACGCAAGTAGCAGCAGGGTTGCTGGCAGGCAGCATAACCTCTAGCCAAATTACATCTGTAGCGGCTTCAACGCTTACAGGAACACAAACCATTCCAAGGGGTACATTGCCTACGGGTTCTGTGTTGCAAGTGGTAAATGCTCAATCTACTACGCCAACGGCAGTTAATAACACAGCAACTTATTCATCATTAAGTTTATCTGCTTCTATTACACCCAGTTCTGCAACAAGTAAAATTCTTGTTTTATTGTCCGTTACAGGATTATCAAATAATGCGGCTATTGCTGGCGTTAAGATTCAAAGAAATGGCTCTGATATTAGAACTTACGGATTTATTGGACATTTTAATGCGGCTACAACTATTGCTTATACCAGTGCAATGAATTATTTAGATTCTCCAGCGAGCACTTCAGCTTTAACATACTCAGTTCTTGGAAATTCAACTCAGGGATTAACAACATTTCAGTATTCTGATGGTAACGGTACACAAGTTAGCTCAATCACACTCATGGAAATCGCCGCTTAATGTTCGGTTACGCCGCCTTTGCCCAATCTACCTTTGCCGGTCTCGGCGGGTCTGCGTTCGCCTTATCTATATCTGAAAACATCTCTCTCGCCGACTCCAGCAGTCAATCTTCCACCTTCTTGCAGTCCATAGCCGAGAACATCGGGATAGCAGACGTTATCAATGACGCAGGGGCTAACTACTTCGGTAGTTTGACAGAGAACATAACGCTGGCTGATTCCAGCACCCAAGCCTCAACCTTCCTGCAATCCATAGCAGAGAACATTACCCTAGCGGACAGCCAGACAATCACAGCGCAGTTTGCCGTGAGCCGTGCAGAACCCATAACGATAGCAGACAGCCAAGACGTTTACACAGCGATGCTGCAATCCCGTGCGGAGCCATTCACAATCGCAGACACCCCTGCCTCACAGTTTGCTTACCTTGCCTCGGTAACAGAACCCATAACCCTAGCCGACACACCAAGCATCACGGCGCAGTTTGCTCTAGCCATTTCCGAAACCATCACGGTTGCCGAAGCCGAAGCCATAGCCGCCCAGTTTGCAGCCAGCGTGTCTGAGAACATCACAGTTGCAGAAGCCATCACGATTTTCTCTGTGTTCTTCTTTAGCATTACGGAGAACTTTGGCATAGATACGGCGCTGGTTGCATCTGGTAATTTCTTGCAAAGCATCGTAGAAAACCTCAACCCAGCAGACGCACCAACCATCACTGCTCAGTTCCGTGCCTCCATTGCCGAGAACATCAATATGGCAGACAATACACAGGTAGCGGGCTGGATAAAAATCATCGACGATCAGACAGCAAACTGGGCGTTAATCAGCAACACAGAGACAGCAAATTGGACAGTGGTAAGTACCACCAACAACGCAGGCTGGACAGATATAAACAACCTTCAATGAGGTAAACCATGTCAAGTACGTACTCAACCAACCTAGCGCTCGAGCTTATCGGTACTGGCGACCAAGCAGGTAACTGGGGATCAACGACCAACACCAACCTCGGCACCTTGCTTGAACAGGCTGTCTCTGGCTACGTGACCCAGTCTGTCACCACTGGCACGGATACCACGCTGGCTATGACCAACGGCGCATCTGCTACGGCTCGTAACATGTTCATTGAATTAACGGGTACAGGCGGAGCAAGCACTAACTTAATCGTACCATCCAACAAGAAGTTGTACTTCATCTACAACAACTCTACTGGCGCAGTCACAGTCAAAGTTACTGGATTGACTGGGGTTTCAGTCCCGGCCGCAGCCAAAGTGGTTCTTGTATCTAACGGCACAGACATAGTTAGTGCCACAAACTATATGGCTACCCTGACCCTTGGCGCTGCTTTGCCGACTGGCTCAGGTGGCACAGGTTCTACATCCGCTTCAACAGGCACGGGAGGAGTGGTTCTCGCTACTAGCCCTACGTTGGTAACACCTGCTCTGGGAACGCCAACTGCTTTAGTCGCAACAAACGCATCGGGCACTGCGGTTAACTTATCTGCTGGTAGCCTGACTACTGGCGCTTCTGCTGGTACGGCTTGGACTGTTACTCAGTCCAGCACTAAATTGAACTTTGCCTACGGTGGCGTAACGGTTTTCTCTATCGACTCATCTGGCAATATCATTGCCAAGGCTAACGTAACTGGATACGGAACACCGTAATGACATTACCAGTCTCGCCACCAGCGTCGCTGTCTTTTTCTCAGGTAAATGCTGAGTTATTAGTTAGCTCAACTACGCTAATTACGCTAAACGACACCAATGTACGTTTTTTGGCGGGACAGACTACACCTGCATCACAGATTTCGTTTAGCCAACTAAGTGGCAAGTCCTATGTGATTGCAGCCAATAGCGGTATTTTGACTAGCGGTTCGTCGTACACACTCCCAGCTACATCGGGTACAAGCATTAAGGTCTTGGCTATTGGTGGTGGTGCGGGTGGCGGCGGCGGTTCTAGCCGTTCATATGCTCGCGGATATTTAACCGGAGGTGGTGGAGGCGGAGCAGGCGGCAACGCATATACAACTGTTTCTGTAACACCCGGTCAGACTGTCTATTTTTCTATTGGCGGCTCAGGTGCTGGTGGCGCATCGCGTGATGGTATATATGGTAGTGGCGGCTCAGGTGGAAGTGCGGGCGGTACTACAACCATAACTGTAAATAGTTCTAACGTAGCAGTTGCAACCGGTGGCAGCGGCGGTCAAGTTTCAGAAAACCCCACAAGGTATGGCGGCGCTGCTGGAGGTGCATCAGCGGGTTCAGCACTTGTTACTCCTGTTGCTGGGCAAAATGCGCCAGATGACACGCAGGTAGGTGGCTACGGCGGAAACTCTTATGCAATAAATACATCTGTAGGCGCGTCAACAATTCTTACTTCTGGAAGCACGGCGGCTGGAGCAAATGGCCCTTACGGAGGTCCCGCTACAGGAGGATACGCTTATGGTGGTGGCGGTGGCGCTGGGGGAACTGCTCAATCCGACGTTGGCGGTCAGCAAAACGGTGCTTGGATTTCCGCTGCTGGCTATCAAGGCGCAGTCTTTATCTGGTGGGGCTACTAAAGTGTGGACCCGTTCTCTGCCCTCCTCATTGCCCAAACTGCGGTTGGTTTCATCAAGCAGGGGTGCGCTTTCCTGCATGAAGGCCGCATGGAACTTGAGGGCGCAAAGAAGACGGCAGAGCAGGTCATCGGAGATGTCAAGGCAATCAAAGGAATTTTTGATTGGTTCATTGGTCTATTTGTTAGTAAACCAGCCGCCGAGACGCCCAAGCCTGTGGCGCAAAAGAAAGCCAAGCCAGCAACCAAACAGCAACAGTCCTACGAGGAACTTGAACTCAAACTTATCAGCGAGATTGGGGCAAACCTCGGCGTCCTTTTTGACACACAACAAGAGATAAGCAACTACTACGCAGAACTTGAAGAGACAAGCAAAACCAACTACGACCCAGCGCAGAACACCAGCAAAAAGGCTATTGAGCGTGCTTTGATTGAGTTGCAGATGGAGAAGTTGATGGAGCAGACCAGAGAGGCAATGGTCTACGCCCCGCCAGAACTAAAAGATTTGTACAGCAGATTTCTGGTGATGCACGGCAAGATTGAACGTGAGCAGGAGTGGGCTAGGGCAGAAATGATTCGCAGGGCTAGGATGGCAAGGTGGAAGCAAGAGCAGGACGAGATTGAATTTATTGGGTTGGTAAGTAGTGGAGTCGCAGTTGTGTTTATATCTTTGTTTTTTGGATGGATGATGTGGCAACTACGAAGCTGGTCTACTGGGTTTTGATTGGAGTCGCAATATGTATTGTGGTAGGAGTTACTTCAATGGCATACG